GGACATAAGCATATCCGTAAGGCGTATTCGGTCGTTTATCTCTATTTTCTTTGCGTTGAATATCGGAACGTCAATGCCTGCCTTTTGCAAAGCAATCCTAAGCTGTGCAATCAGCACTTGCTCTGCGCTATCTGCGCACACATAATCAAGCCGCTTGCATATCTCCCTTGTCTTTCTGACAAAGGATATGAAGCCGTCCTCAAGCTGTGTGACGCTCCCCGGCTCGGGGCGTTCTGACAACATAGCCACAACCGTGCGCCCGTGGAAACCTGTAGCAACAAAAGCATGTTTTGAGCCGTTGCCGCCAAAGTCCACCCCTACTACAACCTTATCAAAGCGTGTTAAACGCTCGAAATTCGGGTTTTCTTCGATCATGTAGGGATTTATGCCGCCTACTACCGCATCTGCGAAATTTCGGTAAATCAAGCCCTCAGCGTTACAGCGTAAACCATCAATGTCTCGCTTCCGCCAGACTGACCCGGGGGTGTACTGCCTCTCGATCTCTGCAAGCCGCTCGGGGGTTATCGTTGCATTGTCCCGGATAGTGAAATGCTCATAGCACGCACCGTCTCCGAACAGCTCGTCCAGACGGTCAACATACTCTGAGTAAATCCATGCGTTCGGGGCTGATGGGTTCATATCCCAGTAAATGTGTCGGTTCTTTGCCGCAAGCTGTCTGTTAAATGCTTCCTTGATCGTGTCCTCATGGTGTAGATTGATCTCGGTAGCAATCCACATCCCGTAGCTGTTACCACGGATTTTTTTGTAGCTGTCTGCCTTGCCGCCGCCTGCAAAGATGACTATATATTCCCTGCCGTGGCTCTTTATAGCAAGTGCATCGTTGCCCTTGTACTTTGTCCAATGACACCTACCACGGAAGATATGCTCAAGCCCAAACCCGTTACAGTCGCCTAAATTCAGCTTTGCATTTGCCGCTGTGCTACCTGTGGCAAGGTGTATCCTGTCAGGCGTGCCGTGCTCGATATGCCACGCAAAAACGGCTACATTGTCTATGGTCTTTCCTGCTCTTACTGCGCCCTCGGCAACGGCTATCGTGGCTTTCTTCGCCCGGGACATATACGCACGGTGTTTCTCTCCCCATACCGGGTGTAATCGCTTACTCATCTAACCCTGCCGCCCCGAAATAGCTTTCTGTATCTTCGGTGTCTAAGCTGTCCTCGGGATTGTCACGCTGTCCGAGGTATTGTTTCCCTAGAAAGATTGCCATAGCCGCCGATTTCTGTGCAAGCTTAAACTGATACCTTCTCAGCGTCATTTTTCCCTGCGCCGAAAACCTTTTATATGTCTCGGAGAAATCAGAACCATATTCACGCATACACCAACCGCTCAGCGTCTTGTCCGTTGTCCGCAGGACGTTGCATATCTCATCCTGCGTACACATTATTCCGCACAACCCTTCAAACACTTCTTTGCTGAATTGCTTTAACGGTCGCCCTGCCATTACACCCTCACCTCGTTTATGTCGCCTTTTGCAATTCCTTGAACAGGCTCAAACGTCACTTCAGCATTATAGTGATATATGATGTTCCCGTTTTCGTCGTATCCTTCCGGGGTGAGCACCCGTTCGAATATCTTATAAGGAGATTGCCCCTGCTTCGGAGAATTCCACAAATACCTCAGGTATTCTTTCATGCTCATGCCGCTGAATTTCGCCGCACGATTCGAGGACGACCTTGCCATCTGGCATCCAACAGCCCTGATTGCCGGGAAATCGAGAAAGTACATGTCTTTCTCTATGTCGTCCCAACGGACTTCCCCAGTCTTCTTTGCGATCTGCAACGCCGCCGCAAAATGTCCCCGGGAATAGTCCCAATCAGGTGGCAGAGCGCAACAACAACAATTATCTGAGCATTCTTTGAAATGTGCATCCGACACGTAAAACCTCATACCCAACTCGTGGCAAAGGTCTCGCATCTTGTGGATGTACTTTTCTTTTACCTTTCTGTTCAATCTCAGGTAGCCAGAGCCGTTACTGTGCTCCCGGTAAAAGTCCACTATGTCAAACCCTGCGCATTCGCTGATAGTGTCATAGTGCTCTTTTGCCTGTTTGATACTCCGCATTTCAAGGCAGAAGAACTCCGTTGTTACAGCCGTTGCGCCTGCATCCGCCGCCGCCCTGATCAAATCAAGGTATGTTTTATCCGAAACGCCGACAATAAACGGTCTCAGTCTTAATGTCGTGCCGCCATTGCTCAGCTTGTTATATTCCCTCATAGCGTCAAGGCGTGCCTGCGGTGTAGGAACGCCTTGTTCGATCTTTGCCGCATCTTTTTCATCGAGGGTTATGATGCTGAACTTCACATTCCAGTTATCTGCGCCCCGGAAAAGTTCCTGATATTTCGGGTCGTGAAATACCCACGCCGATTTCGTTGAGAAGCAAATCGGGTAGTTTATTTCCCTGAGGTATTTCAATATCTCATACGTTATGCCGTACTTTTTTTCAAACCAGTCAAACTGATCAGAAAGTCCGCCGTACTGTATCGGTCTGCGGTCTTTGATGTACTTCCAAAATTGGCTTTCCTTATCTTCCCCAGAAAACAGTTTCTTGATCTTCTCTGGATTGACGCTCTTCACCTTTTTGCTCAAGTACGCTTCTTTTCCTTCGCCGATACCTCGCTGATACTGCGAGAAGCAGTAGACGCACCCAAAAGCGCAGTTGCTGTATGTATCAAAAGTCACGGGCAAGGAGCAGTCCGCAATTTCACCTGTCCACCTCGGTGAGAGATAGTCCATTTTCAAGTCACTCGCCCGGTTTTCTTGTACATCGTCTTCAATTCTTTCCTGATGCCGCTCCATCCCCCGTTTTCTCCCAAATATTCTGATTTGAAGCTCCTGCGTCTTATCTCGAATAGTTCCTCGCTTATTTTCGGGTATTCTTTTTGCATCTGAACTATTTCTTCAAGCATCCTGTCCAGATAATACCCGTTATATCTGCTACCCTTGTAAAACTTCCTATAGGCGCAAAGGCTTGTTTCCAATTCCGTCACATTGTCTGACGTTTTCGCCTGCCGTGCTTCTGCCTGCAGAACAGCAAGCATTCTATCCATATCCGAACTTTTGAACGGAAGTTTCCCGGTTGCGTCAAACGCATCAGCGTACTGGTCATAGCCAAAGAGATTAAGCAGTCCGCTTGTTGCCGTGTCGCCGTTCTTCCATTCAATCGTTGCGTTTTCAACCTCTGCCCCGGTCAACCGTACAAAGGTTTCGAGAAAAAGAAAAGCTGAGAACCGCCCATACATAACCCACCTAGACACATATGGAATTGCTTTTCTCAGGTCTATCTTGTCTCTCCGCAACGAACTCTTCAAAAGGCTCGTCACGTCTTTGTGGTGTCTCGCATAGTCGATGTAGCAACGCTCGAAATTGTCTTTCATCCGCATGTATTTTCGGTCGCTCTGAAACAATATTCGGGGCTTTATATCCTTCAGCTGTCCCTCTGTCAAAGCACCGTTTTCTCGTTGCTCTTTGAACAAGATAAGCGCACTCTCAACGCAATATGTAATAGAAAACAGGACAGCCAAGTCATACCTGTCTTGCAAAGTCAACCCGTTTTGATTTGCCCACGCAAGCAGAACCACGTTGTTGCACTCTCCGTCGCCGTTTTTGTGGTACTCGATGAATTCTCCCATTCTCTCGGCTTTGCTTTTCATATCTCGTCCTGTATTATCCGCCACATACTTTCCTTCTCGATCTTTGAGGTATCAATAGCTTTTACCCGTATCCCGTTTTGTCTAAGCTTTTCATACGCTCTGTTCGCTGTGAACCACTTATTTTGAACGGACATATAATCAACGGGCTTGTCGCCATTCCGCAACGCAAGCCTATCAAGCGCAACCTCAAGCGGCGGTATAAGGCATAGCCCGGTGTACTCGCACTTCATTTGCTTCAGTACCCTGCAAAGGTCATACGCAAACTTGAATGTCACGCCGTACACGATGCCCTCAAAAAGCAAAACACGTGGCTTTACCGTCTTTATCATCCTGACGATTGCGTCCATCAGCTCGTTCTTGCTTGTTATGTATCCGTCTATGCCGCCAGTTACTCGTTGATCATACCGTCCCAATATTGCGATTTCTCGCTGATCGTCCCAGTGATACTCGATCTTTCGCCCGTGTAAATCCAGTTCCGCCACCCGGAAATCTCCGTGATTGATGAACTCCCGTATTGCCGTGGTCTTCCCGGTCGCATTCGTTCCCCGTAATTGGATCACCTTCAAGCCAAATCACCTGCGTCATACACCACTTTTTTAATCTCGTCCACGCCGAGAATTTTCTTTACCTTGTACTCGGTCTCGTCTGTATACGTGATGATCACTCGCCGCTTTGCCAAATAATCGCTTTCGTGCGCCGTGTACTGCTCAATGTCCTTATCGTTATACGGCTCAGGTTCAAAATCCTCTGTGAGCATAGTGATCTCGAAATCTCCAAAGCCGAAATCCGTCATATCGAAATCGTCAAGAACGTCTTTCAGCTCTGCGGACAGTAGTTCCCTGTCCCACTCTGCCTTTTCTGCCGTCTTGTTCTCGGCAATTCGAAACGCCTTGATCTGTGCCGGGGTAAGATCATCCGCAAGAATGCAAGGTACTTCCGTGAGTCCCAACTGCATAGCGGCTTTGTACCTCGTATGCCCTGCAACAATAACGCCCTTTTTATCAATGATAATCGGTACTTTGAAGCCGAACTCCTTGATGCTGTTGGCAACATACTTAACCGCATCATCGTTCTTCCTCGGGTTCTTCTCGTATGGCTTGATTTCTTTCAGCTTTTTGTTGACAATTTCCATGCTTTTTCTCCTAAGAATCCAAAAAGGGACGGTATAAACCGCCCCTTCAGGGAATGAAGTCAAGCTCCGCCGCCCTCGCAAAACCTGACATCCTACTTATATCACACAATGCAAGTGCAATTCAATGCAATCTTCACCGTTTCAAAAAGTTCGGGTTACCCTCTCGTCCTGCCCCGTAATCCATTCTACGACATTCTCGCCCATGCTTTCACCTCACTTGCAATCATCCGTACACTGTAACGGACACTCTCCGCACTCCTTCACGCCCTTCGTCTCTGACAAAATCCACCTTGCATCGACTTCGGATACGTGAAAGTGCCGTACCATTTCCTTAACTGCATCTGATTTCAAAATCAGCTCATCCTCTGTGTCCATGATCATTCTCCTTTCCACGGCTTTGGTAACGGCATCCACGCCACGCAGTCTATCATCAGACACCCGTCGTCATCCTCAGCACTGTATTCTGTAAAGCTTTCGTTATCCTCATAAGGGTGTCCTATCAGATAACTGCCGTACTTATCGCAGCATAAAACATCGCTGAAGCTTTCGGGAAGTCTTTCCTTGCACGGTATCCACCGCTGTTCAGCGTTCTCCCGGATAACCCTCATGTCCTTCTCGTTCTCAATGATCGTAGCCATGTCTCTAGCTACTTCATCTGCTTCTGGCTGTGCGGATGGCAACATTTCGATAACTTCAATAGCACTTCCTAAATAGCAAGCACCGCACATGATGCTTCTCTGCTTTTTACTGTATTCGCACTCGCAGACACACCGTTTATTAAGTGCTTCAAGTGCCGCCTGTCTGTCAATCAAATCACTCATCGTTGTTCTCCTTATACAAAAGATGCTTGGCAATGTCGTTCAAAAGCCATCCGATTACTTCGCTCGGAAAATACCGTCCATGCAGTTCAAAAGACCTTTTGTGGTATTCAATAACCCAGTCTAGGACTTCCTGTTTGCTGATCAAATCTTCCATCATAAATCCCCCATACATCCAAAATCCTTGTAATCTGGGCATAGTCTTCTAGCCATTACCTTCACCAAGCATCGACCATCCTGCGTTTCAAAAACACACTGGCTACAGCGGAAAACCAAATCGTCCTCAACGCTTTCGTCTCTGCAAAATGTTTTTGTGAAATCGTCAAGATGTCTAACCGCCTGTCTGCTAATTAAGTCATCCATCATGCTTCGCCTCTTTTCTCATCTTCCATCTCTGCACCGCAGTTAGGGCAGAAATTTGTCATAGCCGCAGGAACGTGTGGATCACGCCGTCCGCATACTGAACAGTGCATCCAATCAACACCATGCGGAATATCCTCTCCGTCATGTATCCACTTTCCCTTCTTCCGTTCTGGCTGTGCGGATGGCACTTCTTTAATCGCTTTTCTGATCTCGTTATCTCGCCATTCAACCATATACGACCACGAACGTAATGCGTCATTTACCGCTTTAATTGCCGCTTCCCGGCTTATCAGATCACTCATCGTTGTTCCCCTCTTTCCGCTCTCCGTAACTGCAAAAATTTATTTTGGCATCCATGTATACCTCGTCATCAGGACTCCATACATCGCAGTATTTCGCTTCGCCATTGTCTGTCAGCCATGCAAACTTGCAATCCTTGCAGTAGATAATCTCGGGCTGTGCTGACGGCAAGTCGGCGATATCGTCCTTTAGGTCTTCCTTCATAGCATCCCTTAGTTTTATGGCAAATCTCTCCATATAGTCGGGAAAACTGAAGTCATACTTTTCTATCGCATCAATCGCTTCCTGCCTGCTGATAAGGTCACTCTTCATCGTCTTTCCTTTCCACAAAACTGCAACTAACCGCCTGTCTGCTAATTAAGTCATCCATCAGTTCTCCTTTCCGCACGACTGCAAAAATCTTTATCCGGGACAATTGTGCCAATGCGATGCTGTAAGCAATCCATGCCACGATAAAATCTGCGCTTGTCCGCTCTTCCGTACCACTTGCAATCTTTGCATCTTATGATTTCTGGCTCTACGGACGGCAACTCCTCAATCAAGTCAATGCTTCTATCAACGCCAAATGTTCGCATATATGTCAGATTGCTAGTTAGCTTTTCAACCGCCGCCCGTCTGCTTATTAAGTCATCCATCGTTATTCCGTATACCCCAGAGGGTCGATATCCCTCTTTTGCTCTAATCTTCTTTCCCAACGTGCCTTTTTTCGATCCATTGTGTTGAGGATGCCAGGCAACCAATCCTTATCCCGGAGAAGCTCGTCCAACACCGTGTAGCAATCCGCTATCTCCTCGATCAGCTCCGCCTCAGCTTCCCATTCCGCCTTTGGCGTGGGATTTTCTCCCCTCTTGACTCTGGACAGCTTCAAAGCAGCCTGCCCCATTTCGCACGCTTCCTCGGCGAGATTTTCAAGCAATGCGCACTCGCCGATTTCTTCAATGATTTTCATCTAAACTCCTCTCCGGGATTTCTAAATGCCCCAATGCCGCACCGTGTAAGTACAACGTCTGCCGCCGTGAATATCCCACGAATTCCGATATCTCGTCCCATCCCTTAAAAAGTATGTACCTTTGCCGCATAATAATTCGCTCGGTCGAATTCTCAAGGCTGTTTATGCTGATTTCTACCCGTATCTGCTCATTGATGCACTCCCACAACACGCCCTGTAATTTCCGCTCAAGCTGATCTTTCCGGGCGGCGTATTCCTCAAGCCCTTTCGGGTCGTGGGCGTGGGGCATCCCGTCCCCCATACCCACGCTCGCAGACATTGTTGCCACTTCCAGTGCGGCGATTTCTTCCCGGATGGTCTTTTCCTCTTTCCTCAAGGACTTGTACCCTCGCAGGAAATCCTTTTTTTGCTTACTTGTCATTCCACCAGTCCTCTTCCCACTCATCTGCTCTGTCTGCCGCTACAATCGCCGCATATGCTATCAGAACCAAAAGCAGAGCCGCAATAATGCCCAGTATTGTAATGATCATTCTGCGCCCTCTCTCCCCAACTGGATAAGTACGCCGCCGATAATTACAGAAGCAAGCCCCATAACCTCAACGCCGACCGACTCCCAGATGATCACATCGTAAATCCCCATCAGCACACAAGCACAACCTAAAACAAAAGCCGCCATTTTTATTCTTCCTTTCTCACAACAAAGTCCACTTCGTCGCATGATAAAATATCAAACATCGCATTCCGCCATATCAGCGGTGTTTTCCATAGATCGTAAAACCCTTTCGAAACCCACGGATTTTTTTCATGGACGTACGCATATACTGTTCTTTTAAGCTTCCAATACCGTCTTATCTGCGTTTTTGGAACTGCCCTGTATTGTGATAAGTCAACCCTCATCGGCTCGCCCTCTCTTTCAGACTTTCCGTGAGGCTCTTATCGGTGAGGTGATAGCCCAGTAGACTATCGACCCCACCTTCTACGTCTCTATAATCAAGGCTGTCAGAATTGATCTCGTCCGCAAGCTCTGACTTCTGTGCAAGGTATCTTTCGATTCTGCGCTTGCCCCATCCCAGACGGCGCAAGGTTTCGCATGTAAGATATTCCTGCGTCAAAAGCTCATCGTATATGATCGCATCCGCAACTACATCTTTCTTTTTCGACAATTCCTCGACCATCTTTGCCCGGTATTGTGCAATCCCATCATCGAGGTACTGTTTCATTTCTTTGTATGTGTAGAGCCGTGCCTGCGGCTGAATTGTGATGTTCATGCTCGCACCTCTCTATACAGGGTTTCAAAAATCTCCGCTCGCTCCTTCCATCTTACAAGCTCAATCTTCAATGCTTCCGTCTCTGCCGTGTTTACAGGCGTTTCCCGGGGCTTTTCCTTCTGTGTGGGGATTTCCTCAACCTTTTTCTTTTCTTTGCTCCTTGCCGCTTCTACGGCTTTCTCAGTCGCCGTTTTTAACAGGGCTGTGACGATCTGATTCGTTCTCTTCCAGTCCGGGGCTGTCTTGCCTGCAAGGTAATTGTAGATTGTGCTGTCGGATATCCCGGTACTCTTCGCCAACTCATTCCTTTTGAGCCCGGTATGTTCCAATGCCAATTTCAGCCACTCTGCGCCGCTTCCCGGGGCTTTTTCGTCTTCATTGACCGTTTCCCCTTCCTCGGCTTTCAACCGCTCTTTGACCTTATACGGCACGTTCAGCCCATAGCCGAGAAAATTCAAAATCTGCGTGAGCTCTGCTTCCTGTAAGCTCCGTACTACCTTGTATTTTTCAATGTCCTTCGTGTAGTCGTTCACGTAAAAGAGCCGTGTAACCTCGCCGTACATATACACGCCCTGTTCGATCTTGACGGCAACCGCATTCTCCGAATTGATCACGCCGTCGTAAACCTGAAAACATACGGCATACGGCTTTGAACTATCATCAAAACTCTTGATACACACGAAAACCTTCCCGGTTTCCTCGTGTCTTAAAACTTCTCCTGTCTGCCAATCCATTTTCTTTTCCCCTTCTTTAATAGCTTTGTAGGCTGTGGGGTCTGGTACTCCAGACCCGTTCAGCATCTTCGAATTCATCATAGTGCGTTCTTTTCCCTTATCCTTTCCATCAGTGCGTCATAGTCGTACTGTCGTTCCTTGAAATTGTGGAAACTGTTCGTGTAAGACTGCCTTGCCGGGGCTTGCGGCTTGTCCTTGTCCTTCCTCGCCCACGCTCGAATAGTAGCCAGATGATCTTTGTAAGACTTCCCGGTCGATTTCATGTATTCCGAAAGTCGATCAATCCTAACCTGATAATCCGTAGGGTATTCGGCTTTGACCTTCTGGTATTCCTCATCCGAAAGTAAGACGTTCTCATATTCCCCGTACTTATGACGTTGAACTTTCTCCTTTCTTTTTCGGGGTGGGGGCGTGTTACTCTGTAACACGTCTGTAACCTCTATATCAGTATCAGTATCAGTCTCAGTATCAGTCTCAGTATCAGTATCAGTATGCTTAGCATTGCTAGCATTTGCTACATTTGCTAGGTTTTGATTAGCATTGCTAGCTTTTGCTAGACCGCCTTTCTGTCCTGCCGCTCGCCGCTTTTCGCACGTTTCTTCGTACTTTCTTGCGCTATCGTCAAGGCAGGACTTGAAAACCATGAAAAGCATTTTTGTCATATCGTCCATGTCCGGAAGTTCTTCGCCGCACTCATAAGCATATATCGCAGTAAAGAGTAAACCCCTTTGCTCCATGCTCAATATCTTCAGCGGCTCGAATTTGTCCGTGTGCAGGACGAAAGATTTCTTAGCCATTCCGCACCCCCTCATACATTTTGATGAAGCTTTCTAAGTCCATGGTTACAATCCATGGGCGGCGGTTCTTGCGGTGGATGACTACCGGGGTTTCCCCCGGTCTCGCATCCCTGCGGCTCTGCTCCATTGCCGCCTCGAGGTTCAGCCGCTCCACCCGTTTACATTCAATATGGATACCGGGCAAGCCAACCACATCCGGGTCGCCGCAAAAACCGCTGTACTGCTGTCCACGGTGTGCGTCATACCCGTATGATCTCAGGACTTTTGCGAGCTCGAGCTCTCCGCTCTTTCCTTTTTCCCGGCTGTTCATACAAAAGGGAGTCCTTCGCCATCCAGATTATCAGGCACGGCTACAAAATCATCTGCCGTATCCTTTGCCCGTTCCGGGGCATTCTCGTTCTTCTTTTCGCAGAACTCGTGAGCATCAACGATTACATCGGTCGTGTACACCTTCTGCCCGTCCCGGTTCGTGTAGCTCCCCGTCTGGATGCGCCCCTGCACGGCAATCTTGAGTCCATGATGCAGATACTTTTCTGCAAACTCAGCCGACTTACCAAAAGCCACGCAGGAGACGAAATCAGCTCCATCGCCTCGTCTGTCTACTGCCAGTGTGTACCGGGCAACGCCTTTCCCATCGTTCGAATACCGCACATCAGGGTCTTTTGTAAGTCTCCCAATCAAAATCACAACGTTCATTCTGTATCCTTTCCGAGGTAGGATTTTCCGTACCTCTGTATAAATTCTTCCCGGCTTCCGTAGAAACCTTCCCAACATGCCTGCGCATATCGTTTTAAGAGTTTGTTTCTTCTCAGTCCCTCGGGGCTATTGCCGTGTACCGCATCCTTGCCGAATTCGTGGCAACTCGGACACAGCCAGACATAAAGCCCGTCGGCATCTGCCAAACTGCGTTTATTGCCGTATAAACAATGATGCAGATGCAGATATCCAGACTTGCCGCACAGGTAGCACCGCTCATCGTTCAAATCCTGCATGATGCTATGCTTTCCTTTTCGCATATGCCACAACCATCCTTTCCAACTCGTCAGGGGTCAGGGTTTCGATGCCCTGCGCCTTGCACTCGTCAACCAGAGCCCTCAGCAGGGCGTTAAACTCTGCACCGTTGTACTCGTGTGACCCTCGCAACATAAAGTAGGTTCTCCACGTGTTCCCATTCTTATCTGTCCGGGTTTCGCTTGTCGGCTTGATATGGAAGGTCTCGCTTTGCAGGGCTTTTTTCTCTGCCTCATCAGTGTCCGGGATGATCACATACGCCCGTTTGCCACCGATGACGAGGGGCTGTCCGTACTGCCGCAGGAAAAGGTTGTGTAACTCTGTCGTTGACGTTCTGAGCTTTGCCGCAAGCCTTGCAAGCAGTACCCAATAGTAGGCGTTTGCATCAAGACTTCTCTTGCCTTTTTCCTCACGTGCTGTAATTGTCAATGTTCTGCCGCTGAGGGCGTTTAATTCGCCCTCGTTCGGCTTTTCGTCAACCTCGAAAGTCAATCTATACTTCCCTGTGCCAACTACCCTTGTAAGATCGCTGACACGTCCTTTGGCTATCATGCCTTATCGGGCGTTTTCTTCAGCCCGTTCATAATCCCGGCATAAAGTGCCGCCGGGATATCCTCAAGGCGGTCAACCTTTGCCCTCGCACAGATTGCCCCGGCATTTACGCCTGTCCGCTCCATTTCTTTTAAGATGGTCAGGCGCATCGCCTCGGTGATCTTATCAAGCGGCTTGACTTCCGGGCTGTCTGCATCCGGGTCTTTCATTTCCTCGGTGGGGATACAAAAAACCTGAAAACAGGCGTATTTGAACGCTACAGACAGGGCTTTGTTCGTTGCCTTGTCCCCGGAGTCCATCCCTTCTCCGATGACCGTTGCCACTACCTCAGACCCGTCAAGGGCTGTAAAATGGTAGTCAACCGTGATAATCGAGTAAATCAATGCGCCGCCCTGCCGTCCTTCTCTTTCTTCCCGGACGTGATCAATGATCCGGGGTCTGATGTGCAGACCGTTGTGAATGAGGGCAGGCTGTAAAGCATTGAGCACCTGATCTACGCCACGGTATTTGAACCGCTGTTTCTCGTTTATCTGGTCTTTCCCAATGATACCAACCTCTTGCATAACGCCCTGAATTGCTTCATAGACGTTTTTGACTTTTTCGGTCTGCTGTACACTCTGTTCAGCTCTCTCTCTTTCCATGTTTCTTCCTCTCTTCCATATTCAATTTCTTCGTAGGCGTGTCTCGCCTTTTCTAATCTGTTCATCTTCACCCCTGCCAATCCTGCGCCGCCTCTAACATTTCCTCAGCGGCGCAACCCTGCGCCCGTCCGGGCATCCAAACCATTTTCCGGGTGTCTAATCCAAAGATGGCGGAGTCCTTATATTCAACCCGGGGTTTGTAATCGTACTTGCCATCCCCGTTCGTGATGGTCAGGGAAACATGCTCCCCGGCATCAATTCTTTCTACGACTGCCTCAATGATATTGATTAAGTCTTTCAGGTCTTTCCTTGTCATCTTCTCCACCCCCCGGCAGGAAGTCTTTCCTCAAGCCCAAGATTTCTATCGTTGTCCGGGAGATTTGCGTCTTCCTCACCCTCATCCTCGATGGTCGCACCACCTAAGACAGCCTCGACAAACTCCTCTGTATCTGCATCAAGGTCGTCAACGCTGATGCAGTCGTACAACGCCTCGAGTACGGCGTAGTTATCGTCGTATGTGTTGCCGTGATAGATACTCGTTGCAACCTTTCTCATTTTTCTAAGAACTTTCTCTGCTGTAGTCATCCTTGCTACTCCTTTCCGATCAGCCGTTCGACCTTGTTTCTGAAAATGTCGTAACGCCTGACACCCTGCCGGGATTTCGATACAATACCGATATCCCAGATTTTCCGTTTCATGCGCTCTCGCACCGTCTGAGGTGATACACCCAGAAGGTCGGCGCACTCCCTGACCGTCATTTTTTCCATCGGTCATCCCCCTTTAACTTTTGGTTAAATCACCGGGCAAAAAAATATCTTCTGCCCTGCAACGGTACGCAAGACAAACCGACTTAAAATGCTTCATAGACGGTGAGGACTTGCCATTCTCCCAGAAACTCAGCGTGCTCGGCGCAACGCCGATCATCTTTGCCGCTTCCTTCTGCGAAAGCCCACGATTTACTCGCATAGCCTTCAATGTAATCGCCATTCGGTCACCCCCTTTCTTGTTTTCAATGTTCTGCAACTATCAGTTATTATAATTTACCGACGGTTAAAAGTCAATATCTTTTTTTGAAAATTGAAAAAATTATTAATCTTTGGTATAATAAAGGGGAAGAAAACACAGAAAGGAGTGCGAACCATGAAAGACACAGTTTCAAAGAATTTCGCCGCTGTCCTGCGACGATACATGCGTGAAAATGATCTGACACAAACAGAGCTTGCCGCCAAACTCGGCGTGACCCCTGCGGCGGTATCCCTGTGGGTAACTGAGAAAAAGACACCCCCTGCCGCACGGCTTGCCGAAATCTGCACCATGCTCGGCGCATCTGTGTCCGACATTATGACCGCTCCGAAAACCGTGCCTATACTAGGTCAGGTAGGCGCAGGAATTCCGCTTTACGCTGAGGAAAATATCATCGGATGGGAAGAAATCAGCCCATCTTTGGAAGGGGATTATTTCGCACTACGGATACACGGGGATTCAATGTCACCACGTATGCAAGACGGGGATATTGTCATCTGCAAAAGGCAGGACACAGCGGAAGACGGGGATATCGTGATCGCCGTCGGCGGCTCTGAGGCTCTTTGCAAGCGCATCAGGCTATACAAGGACGGCATAGAGCTTTGCTCGATCAATCCTGCGTACCGTCCGCTGAGTTTTTCAAAAGCTGAGGTGCAATCCATCCCTATTCTGATCATAGGAAAGGCGGTAGAAGTGCGTGGGAAACTATAGAGAAAACCCTTCGGCAAAAGGGGAATGCCGAAGGGTCTTCACGAAAGGGTAAAGGATAAAAACAAGGAGATGCTACCGTTTGTGGCACTTCTTATTGTAGCAGATTTTGAGGTGATGATCAAGTGAAACGCAAGCGACTCCGCAACGGGTTCGGTTCGATCAAGTTTCTAGGGAAAGGGCGTTCCTGCCCATACGGGGTGTATCCCCCGGCAGAATACGATGAAAACGGAAAGATGATCTCAAAAAAGGCTCTTGCCTACGTCCGCACGTGGGAAGAAGGTTTCGCCGTGCTGACCGCCTATCATGCCGGGGTTTATGAACCGGGAATGCAAGTATCTTTACCGGGCGACGAGTCCGACGAAAGCATCATGCAATACATAATGAGGACGTACACCCTCAAGACGGCAGGGGCTACCTTTGCCGAAGTCTATGACCGCTACTATAAATGGAAGTTTGCGACCGGGGAACTTTCGTCATCTGCTGAAAAGCTAACAAGGGTCTGTTTTAATCTCCTACACCCTATCCATCACGTCGTATTTGCCGATTTAAGACACGAAACGTTGCAAAAGGCTCTCTTATCCCTCGACTGCTCAAAATCCACGAAATCGTCCGCAAGATCGCTGATCAAGGGGATGTACAAATATGCGATGATCTCTGATCTTGTGAGCAAAGACTATTCGCAATACCTCAAGATAGACGGGGCTGAGGCTGTACACGGGAAAGCATTCACGGCAGACGAAATCCGGGCTTTATGGGCGAGGCAGTCAGAGCAAGACAAAATACTGCTGATAATGATCTATTCGGGATTTCGCATTTCAGAATATCAAACGCTGACCGTTGATCTGCGGCAGGGGTATTTTCAAGGAGGCATCAAGACAAAAGCCGGGAAGGGGCGAATAGTGCCGATACATTCAGCGATACGACCGCTTGTAGAAGAAAGGATTGCCAGATACGGCAAACTCAAGATACCAGAGCCGCAGACCATGAGGGCAAGGATGCGAAAGACCGGGCATAGCCCACACGATACCCGGCACACGTTCTCTGCTCTTTGTGAAACATACAAAGTCCCGGAAGCAGACCGCAAACGTTTGTTGGGTCACGCCCTGCAAGATGTGACGAACGGGGTTTATGGTCATCGTACACTGGAAGAGCTCCGGGAAAGTATCGAAATGATACGAGTGTAACTAATGTGTTGCAAACCCGTCTGACTTCGCCGTGTTTCTCAAGGTCTCAGGGAGTGCCCGTCTGAGCCGCTGAGGGGCGATTTTAGGCTAGTTACGGGTGATTGTAGGTAAGTAGTCAGATATGATTTACATATCAGAAATCCTGCTTGCTATGGGCTTTAGAAATGGCGTTTGTTGCTAGTGCGTTACTGATTGCATTAAAAAAGGGGCTTTTCAGCCCCTTTAGCAGTATTGGTAAATGTGGGTGCATACCCAACCTTCGCCGCCAAATTCCTTTTCGGCTCTGCGGATTGCGTTGTCTTCGCAAACCGCCTTGTAGGTTACTTTCATCCCGTCGGAGTTCGTGCACTCATAACCGCTGTAGTGCTGACCCCGGACGCCAGACTCTTTAAGCCGTCCCTCACGTATGATCACGTCGATGTAGCTACCAAACCGGGTCTTTTCGAAGGAGTCGCAGACGGTTTCGCAATCGCTGTAGTGCTCTTTGTACTGCTTGTAGGGCATCCGCTTCCAGATGAAGTCATCCCCTGCAAGGCTTGCCATCTGCTCCTGCTTCTTGGCTTCGATCTTGGCTAATCTCTCGGCTTCGATCTGCTCGGGGGTCTTGCCGCCGCTGATGACCTCAACCACCTTAACCCGGGCGAGCTCTGTCTGCGGCTGTCCCTTGTACTCACCCTCGCCCTTGACGGCGGCTGTGATCTTAATTACGTCGCCCTTGCGGATTTCTACAAAGGTATATGTGCCTTTCTTCTTTCCTGTGCTGTAGTAGATGCTCCCGGTCTCGCTCGGTACTTCTACGCCCATGTAAGATGTGGTCTTCCACACATACGTCTTGCCGTCCTGCCCGGTCATCGTGTAGATGTATGCGTCTTCGTATCCATATCCGTATGCCGGACGGGTGTAGCTGTAAATGTTGGTCATTGTTACGACCGCTTCAATTCTATCTGCCATTGTTTTTCTCCTTTCATCTTGTGGGCGGCTACCCTGCCGCCCTTGCCCTTTGTTTGTTCGCTTTCCTTTTTCAAACCCTTTTGAAGTTCCCTAAAGTCTTGTCTTTCATGATCTTTTTGAAAAAATCATTCGCTTGCTCTTTGGTCTCGAACCAGTAGCTCTTGCTGTTCATCCTGCCTGCCGTTGTGAAGTGGATCAAATACGGCTTGCTGTATCTTTCCTTTATGATTTTGCTTGTGACATCGTTTCCATTTGAGTCTAGCCATACGATTTCGCCGCTTTTAAGTGGCTTTAATTCCTCTGTAAAATCAACCAGAATGCACTCCATTTTTACCCAGTCTGTAGAGCGGTAAAAACCGTTTGCGTTTTTCCAAAGTGTTGACTCCCTTTCGTAGGTAGCAAGTATTTTTTCTTTCATTGTTTTTATCTCCTTTCGTGTGTGTGGTGTTCGCTCCTTACATTATGTATATTACTACTTTTAAGTAGGGAAGTCAATAGGGAATCGGAGATTTTTTCAAAAAAAGAAAGGGCTTTTCAGCCCCTCTTTCTTTTCTGTCCGATGTACTTCCCGGACACTATTCTTTTGTCCTCAAGCTCTGCATCCTCGGGTATCATCCAATCCCGTCCGACCTTGATCATGCCTTCCGGGGCTGTGCCCCGGCGAGCCCTCTGGCGGACGAGGACGGGGTCGATGCCCCGAGCCTCTGCCCATTCTTTCAAGGTGATGTATTCCGTTCCCTTGATGTTCATGCCTCGTCACCTTCCTCGATGATCACGTTAAACCCGGTGACGTTCTTGAGCGAAACAACAACCTGTTCCCGGACTGCGGAAGAGGGGTAGCTGTTTTCGGTAAAGTAGAGCTTGCCGTCCTCGGTGTGTACGTAGTGGACTTTCTGTGTGAGCTTGTTCCCGTTCTTGTAGCTGATTTCGAGTTTCATGTCCGTTCTCCTTCCTATTCCTATTCGCTAATCTCTACACTCACAATGTCGGTGTTTTTGTAGAGCTTGTTTGCCATGTCCTCGGCGTGTTTCATGCTCTCAACCGTGAACTCGTCGAACGTTCCGTCAATCCAATACCATCTTACCTTTATCATGTTCTTTCTCCTTCCTGAGTGGCTTTATCGCCCCTCGTAACCTTTGATAATCTCAATCGCCCTTTCCCAGGTGCACCGGGTGGCGATTGTCGTTGCCTTGCCGTTTCTCGGTCTTGCCGTTACCGTGTAGTAGGTTCTTCGGCTGTTGTCTTTGATGATCCCGTATACCATGGTGTCTGTTTCGTAGATCGTCGTTGAGCTGTCTGAGTATGTCTGTTTCATTTCTTCCCCCTTGAGGGGCGGCTGTTATGCCGCCACCCTCTTCATTGCTTCTACGATCTTCTCGTTCGGTACGTTTCTGATTGTCTTTGCCCAAAGGAGATAGATCAGATCAACTGTAACTCTGTCATTGCTGTCGTAGAACAGGTCTAAGATGTATTCCTCATCATCGAGCACTTCAATCGGTTCGCTAAAGAAATGCTGTACTCCGCTTGCTGTGAGCATCTCGTCAAGTTTCTCAATCATAGGCTCAGGGTCCTTAACTGCTTCCTCTACTTTAACTCTTAATCTCTCATCTGATACGAACATTTCTTTATTCCTTTCTGTGTGTGTTGTTTTCTCCTTACATTATGTATAATACTACTTTAGAGCAGCATTGTCAATAGGGAAATGGAACTTTTTTCAAAAAAATAAAACCCCCTCACGGATTAACCGCAAGGGGGAAAAGGAGGGAAAAATGAAAATGAGAAGAACGCTATTTGATTACGACCTGCACCCGGTCAATAGGATGCCCGAAAGCTCCGGCATATCCGTCCTGACCGTGATCCGTGTCGGTGTCTATCTGCCATGAATAATAAGTGCGGCGGTCGATTGTGTCTACCCGGTAGGCGGCTGATTTGAGCTCTTCGCCGCCATCGGTGAAATAATAAACCCTGAGCGCATCAATGGGGTTCTTACAATCCCCTGCCATGCCATAGACCAGATCGTGCGGATTATAATCATCCGTATCGACCCAGTCAAGCCAACCCACGCCCATTACGTGAGCCATATACGTGGCATGACCCCGGGAGACCTTTAAGGCAAAACCCGTGATAGGTCGATCTTCTAACCCTGCATAGTCCTCAAGGTCAGTCACCTCGGGAAGCCACCGTCCGTCTACGTGGACACAATAAGTAGCGTGTACCGGGGAGATTGTCGGCTCTGCTGTACTCACTCCATCATCCAAATTGATAGCCGTGTGCGCTCCCTCAAGGAGTAGGATATCCCCGGCTCTGAGGTGCTGATCGGAAATCAGATACTTGCTCTCGGTAAGCACCTCAAAGCCTGCTGTAGCCAGTGCGGCTCTCAAATTGCCAGTGTAGCAATATATTGATACTGCCTTGAGGCGGTCGAGTCCCAGATCATAGCCCACAGCCTTGACGATAGCCGCCACGCCAGAAGAGCAATCAGCTTCGCAGGGAAAATTGATCTTTGCGGGATCGTAGCCAACCTTCTCAAGCTGAGTCCAGAAGGTGTATCTTTGCCCTTGATCATAGCCGATGCAGTTATTTCGTGCGGCGGCACGGGCTTTGTCTGCGATAAGCTGACGCACCCGCTTGTCGGGATGTCGGAAGACGTACTTCCACGGGCGGCTGTACCATGGGACGATCTGCCACTCCGTCCCGGTCTGGTCGCCTGCTTTGCCGCCGACATATCTGCCGTACTCATCGTGTCCGCAGTTACTAAGACTCATCCTCGTCATCTCCTTCCCACGTGTCTTTTGCTTTTTTTAGCATCTTTACCAGTTTTTTCGGGATCGGAATGCCTGCCTGATCGAGGTTTTCGATCACGGACAAAAGCTCCATGATAACAATGTAGCCTGATACAAAAGCGGCGATATTGACGGGCAGGGCGACCGCCAGACCGATTGCCCATGCGAGAACAACGAGAAGGAGTTCGCCGGATTTACGGTAAAGCCCCTTTCGCATTTTTGTCGAGTCCCACGTCCCGTTAACAGATGCCTGTATCCACCCGGTCACAATGTCGGCGCAAACGCCGATGACGGGAAGCAGAAACGTCCAGTAGGCGTGGGAATAAGAAAGGTCGTTTAATTCAATCATAACAGTACTCTCAATGCTTCTCTGTATTTTGCCGGGACTTCCTCGATAGATAGTTTCCCGGCTTTAACTAACTTGAAATAAAACTGTACCATATCACTCACCCCCTAACACTATCCCGGTGAGAATGTCAATAGCCTCAACCAAGTCCTCTACCGTGGTTTTTGAAACTTCGATTTCCATCGCTTTCGCAAGCCAAGCCTCTTTATTAGCCCTGACTCGCTCGAGAAGATTCTCCGTGTATCTCGCCTTGACAGCATACACTTTTTCGGCGTGGTACTGCGTTCCATCCTCCGTCTCCACTTCTGTGACGTTGACAGGGAACTCTATCACAGCAGAACCGCCATTCGCCCGGATTTCGATTTCTTCCGGGTGCTTATCGTAAAAAACATCATATGTAATCATGCAAAATCACCTCATTATTGTGCATTGCCAGACGCAGACAAAAGCCCTAAGAATATGTGGGGGAAGACCCCCACGCCCCCTTACAGAGGGCTTTTAAGGATTGGGGCAGCACCGCAGGACCAGTACGAGTAACCAGAACCGAGGGTCCAGTAACAACCCGCAACACCGCAGTCCCAACCGTAGAAGGAGGTACAACCGAAGAACAGGACGGTATTGCCTGTAGTTGGCAACGGTATATACTGCTGATCGCCAACAGGAGAAGAGGAAGACCCGCTCTCATCACCAACAGCCAAGAAAGAACTAAGACCGCCAACAACTTTGGCATCAGAGCCAAGCGTTCGCCATCCTGCGGTTGTTACAGTCGGAAGTGCTACGCCAGTATCCTCATGCACGCTAGTGTTAAGTGCATCGTAATCGTCAGGGTCTACGCCGTCAGGACAAATCCAAATATGATTGGTTTGTGTCTGACGATAGCACCCAAGAATATAGCGGTATCGGTTTGCGTAAAGCGATGCACCTCTGTAATAAGCATTAGCATGATGTCTAGCACCGATATATCCAGAGGCATTACCGACCGATTCGTTCAAGAGGTCAAACTCGCAAGAGCTAACCCCATGCACAGACAGGATCATTCCATCAGTGATGGAAATCTCTCTGTCAAGAGTTACCGTGGTCCCATCTCTACTGGCTACGATAGCTTTATAAGTTGTCGCACCAGAAGATGCACCAAAAGAAAGCTGTGTTCCTACGTCAAGCAGATTTAAGAGGGCAGTAGTGTTTGGAACATCAAACACCGTCACGCCACCCGACACTGTGACATTGCTAACAACATCAGCGCCATTCTGCCGATAGCAATTATCGCAACCGTCACCGATAGCTACCTGTGCGTTCCAGTTTGCGTATTCAACCAGATAGAGGATAATCTGCGAATCCAGAGCATCAATGTCCGTCAGGGTAAAACCGCTGTTATTGGCCATAGTATGGATTTTTGAGCAAGCGATATTAGTCAGCGGAACGCCAGAGCCAGACGTTACTTTGTTATTTCCAACATCTACGCAATATCCAATCCCGTCAATCGCTTCCGGGGAGTGCTTGTATCCGGGTCTTGCAAACTGCGAGACAAGAAATTCGACATTACCATCCGCATCCTCAATGCTCTTGTGCCAAAACTCAGGTCTGTATCGCCCGACAAACAAATCCTCAGTGCCAACATAAGTGAAATCGGGATCACCATAAACCGCCGTGATGCACTGCTTCAGCGTGTATTGCCCAGTACGATATTTCGTCAGATCAACATCGCACACAAACATATCCGACCACGGATAGATATCGTCAAACGGATTCGAATAGTTCTCGTTGATGCTCCCTAAATGGCAGAAATTGGTAGTGTCCGTAGTGATCCCAACCGCATCCCTCGTTCTTGTCAAGAGATTGCTCGTCCTGTCCCACTTTGCTCCGTAAAGTCCATGCTGAAACTGCTCATCTCTTAGCTCCTCGATTGCTGCGGTGATAGCCTTGTTCTGAACCGGGTTAGTGCTAGTTATACTTAATTCATCGTCAATCGCCGCCGCTCCATACGTGCCGCCTCTAATCCATACGCCGCCACGGTAATAATACCAGTCCCCGGCTGTGTACCCGGTCTCGGAGCCAGTGTAGAGGTATACCGCTGAGGTATCCGTCATCTCAGCCACAGTCGATGCTGTCGCAGGAGAACCAGAGGCAAGCTTTGCGTAAAGCTGTTCAAACAGAGACTTGTCTTCCTCGGTGATTTCCGCATCCTCATCCATCGCCGCAGGCTCTACGCTGATAATAAAATTCATCGTGCCCAACCGCTCGTCATTCTGTCTGACCACCAACTCGGCGGGGTGATCCCCTGCGGCGTTTGTCATGTCAACCGTGTCCACAAAGGTCGCCGCATTGTCTGCCACGGTGCAAGTCGTGGCAAAGGCATGACCGTCAATCCTCGTCCCCTCGACCGTCACCGTCTTTCCCGTGAGGTCTACCGCCGCACCGCTTCCGTCAACCACGGCAAAGGTGATCGTCCTCATGCCGTAATCGTACTGCGACATCTTAACCTTCGGGGGAGTCGCCGTCTTAACGGTGCTGATCGTGTAATTCTGAGTAACCATCTATTGCCCCTCTCTACATCGCCTCTACAGCGATGATAAAATTTGCTGTGCCCAATCTGCCCTCGCCCGTGATGGACAACTCCGCTGTGTGATCTCCTGCGGCACTCGTCATGTCCAGATTTTCGGTAAATGTCGCCGTGCTCCCGGAAACCGTGCAAGCCGCCGTAAATGTCACCCCGTCAATCCGTGTGCCCTTTACCGTCACGGTTTTCCCGGTGAGATCAACCGCTTCGCCGTCCTCATCCACCACGGTGAAGATGATTGTTCGGGAGTCGTGATCGTACTGTGACATCTTGACTTTAGGCGGCACAGCATTTTTTACCGTGCTTATTGTGTAAGTCTGTGTAACCATCTTTAACCCCCAATCTTAACTGCGTAAAACTCCCAATTCTCAAACCGGGAAATAGATGCTGACCACGTCTGCGCTGTGATTGTCGTCTGCGCTGTAAGCGTGATGACCTCGCAACCTTTCGCCCAATAATAATTCCCGTCAGGCGCAGATACCGATACTCTGTGCTGAGGATAATTCGTGGACAGCGCAAGGGATGCCGCACCGATGCCGTTTACGCCGATACCATAGACTACAATCCATGTCCCTGCGCCTAGCGTGATCTGTAGCGCATCCGTCCATGAGCTCGTCATATTAACGTTGATGAGCGAACCGTTCACCCTCTGCCCAATATATGACGGCGTTAATTTCGTGATGATGCCACCCACGACGGAAAGGTTATACGCCCCTGCCCAGAAATCCGTAAGGGATGTACCAAGATTACCACGTGCCGTGAAACCATTTGATATCACAGTGCCAGAAGTTTTTACACCACCTACACCAACCGAAACATACCGCCCCTCGCCGTATCCTTCCACAATTTCAATATAGACGATATTACGGGGGTCTGCTGTGGACAGGGTACACACGCCAGATGAATACGTATCCGCTGTGCCTGCGAGCATTTTTGACATTGCAAGCAGATCGGCACTCGTGACCGCCCCATCCATATTCACGTCGAATTCGATCAATTCGTCCGGGTCGAGTGGATTGCTTTCCGGGTCTACAATATAACGCTGTGCCTTGTCAATATCAGCCTGCGTAAACTCCCTGTAATGGTACGTAAAGGTAAAACTCAGGGCGTTTTGACTGATGCTGAAGCCGCCTATCTTGCCATTCTCGGCGATAATCTCGATGCCTCGCAGAGTGCCTGCCGTGATGATATCCGCCAGAAATTGCCCATCAATAGTCCATCCTGTCGTGTATTCGCCGTCGTACCCAGTCAGGGAAAAGCCAATCCCGGCGTTATTAAAGCGCATAACCCGGGTCGCTGTGCCTATATCGTCGGTGTCCATGATGAGCAGTTCATCCGGCTTGCCGTCGTTGTTTGAATCATGCAGTATGACAGCTCCGCCAGAATTCCCGGTGATCAAAGCCGTAATAGCATCAATCGCCGCCTGATTCCGCTGTGCTACCGTGGTGACCTTTGCAGTATCGTCTACGCTTGCCTGCACGCTCTTCAGTGCTCCCATGACAGTTACAGCCTTCGTTGACAGCGTGATAACGTTCTTCTCCGGGTAGTGTGGGTATTCCCTGTACGTGACTACACGGTGATTTGTCCGGGTCTGCCGCTTTCTGTCAATCAGGGTAACAACCTTGTAGATTTCCGCCGTCATCGTGGCGTACTGAGGGTCGATCTTTGCAAGGTCAACGATCTTGCAGGAGTACGACCGGGTAGGAATACAAGCATCCGCAAGCATCGCCTGAGCATCTTCCAGAAGGTTTTCCTTTACGGTGTAGCGGTCATCCTTCCAGTATCGGGAGATGATCTGCCCAGAGTACGACGTATCCTCTACATAGGGCTTGCCGTCGTTGATATCGGCAAAGCTCAGTCCATCCTTGCCGTAAGCATACAGCCGGGTGTAGAAATCTGTTGAACTGCCCTTGTACTGCGGTCGCTCTGTCAGGTTAAGCTCGTCCGTATAATACACGCCCGAAGGGGCATTTCCTGAGGGTCTGTATATACGGATGTATTTTGTCTTTGTGTCGAACTGCACGGCAACATCCCACGTATCACACACCATTTTAACCACGTCCAAAGGGGTCGCCCCATCTGCCGTGATAGTGCGCTTCGTAATGATCGACATGTAGGACGCACAATGCCACCCAGACGGGAGAACGCCCATGACCGTATTCAATGGGGTCGCAGAGCCGTTATTGTAGCCAATCAGCATGGTTTCCTGCCAGTCCGAAAGGTCGATATACGCCCGGTAGTCTGCCGTCTGTGTACCCTCGTCAATCTGCGCTACTCGGTATCTATTCCCGGTTTCCCGGTCAATCAATACCGTCTGCTCTATAATGTCCCCTCTTTGGGGATGATCTACGGGAAGCGAAAAAAACAGGTGGTTTTCCCACCCGTAGTATTCCGTCTGCCGATAGTATTTGTCAAAATCAAGGGGTGTCTCCACCCCATCAATGATGTATGAAATCATATTCTACACCCATATAGGATAGTATTCCGTGACCGCCGTGTCAGTGCAGGAGATTTCATTATAACCCGGCGCAATCGTAGGGAATTCTATCAAGTCAGTGTTTGCAAAAGCATTGTGACCGTTGCGTGTAACCTTCGTGTTTATTCCATCCACTACCAGAACGTCCCCGGCAGTCACATTCGAAAAGGTCACGCCTGCTAGATCATAGTTTGTCCCCGTCTCGGCGACCGTGCAGGAGAATTTAGCCGCCATTTTCGGGGCTGTACCGAGGGCGTGGAAATTGCCCTCAGCCCGTACAAGGGGGTCGTGTGCCACCCCTAAAAAAGTAAAAGTGCATTCCACAATGCGACCCTCAAGGGATATTTCTTCTTTCTCCGAAATCTCATCGAGGGAATAGAAATACCAAAACCCGTCAGGCATTAAAAGGTCGCCGTCTGCCAGAGCTTCCGCTGTAAACTCAGAAAGGTGTTTGTGCGCCTCTTCCGGGGTCTTGCCCCGGAAATGCAGGGGAAGCTCAATTTTCCGCAAGCCGTACTCCGTAGACATAGTCAAAAAGCCCTGTGCCATGCCTGCTTTTTTCAGCCGCTTTCGCTCAATTCCTGTGCCGCCTACCTTCCACGAGGAAAGCAATCGGCAATTAAAATCCTCGTTGGATTTCCCGTTGATATAAAAGTCCGCCATCACTCACCTCACGCAAAAAGTAGTTGCTCGTTTATGTACGGGGCTGTAGCCCTGCCAACCTCACGACCGTCAATCTCAATCACGCTTTCCGTCTGCCCAGTGAAGCTTGCATTGATTGCCTGCTCGCCGTTTCTCGTGCCTGCAATCGCTGTTCCTACCGTGCCTATCATGCCGCCGACTGTAGCCCGTGCACGCTCAACCATGCTTTCTGCCATATCCTCAGCCGCCTGATTAGACTTTCCTTCGTTGGCTTTGATACCTTCTGCCATGCCCGGAGGGATAAATGCGCCGACCTGATCTCGGAAAACCTTTGACGGGGATTTAATACCCAACCATCTTTTCGCCGCTGATAGTGCTGACGATGCCGCATTTTGTGCCGCTGAAATGATCGTTGATGCGCCGTTCATGATACCGTTGGCAATGCCTCGCAAGATATCCAGACCGACCTGCGCCCAGTTTATCGAAAGGAACTTATCTTTTAACCGGGTGATGATACTAGGTACTTTGGAAACGAGTACCGGGATTGCATCAATCAAGCCTGCGGCTACCTTGCCGATGATCTCAAGACCTTTCTGCAAAAACTGTGGCAAATTCCTGCCGATTGTCTGAATGAGGCTCAGCAGTACCTCACCCAATGTAGCAATGATATTCGGGAGATTATTCGCTAAACCGTGAGCCAAACTGACGATAATCTGACCGCCCTTCTCAAGGAAACGGGGAAGGTTTGTCATCAGATAAGTAATCAGGTTGGAAACAATACGCCCGAGGCTTGCAATAATGTTCGGAAGGTTATTGAGCAAGCCCTGTATCAGATTGAGGACGATATCCGCACCTTTTGACAGGAAACCGGGTAAATTCTGGAAAATGAACCAGAGCATCGAATTGATCAGGGTTTCAATCGACGAAATCGTCTGCGGCATACCATCCACAATGCCAGTCACGAAATTTGAAATCATATCCAAACCAGTGCTGACGAACAGCGGAAATTTCACCATGAATTCGTTGATGATATTCTGAATGAATGTTGTGATGTTCTCCAAAAATCCCGGGGCTTTTTCCGTGATGAGTGCTCCAAGTGTGTCAATCGCAGTCGATACTACCTGCGGAATAGCACTCAAGCCGTTCGCCACCATCGGAAGAAAGTTCCCGAAGATAAAGGTAATAGCAGTATCGGCGACTTGCTGTAGATTGTCCTCAATCGGCGCACCGTTCGCCATATCTGCAAGCAAATTAGACGTTGCCGCCTGCATCGCCTGAAATGCGCCAGTATAGGTTTCGCTTGCTTCCTCTGCCGCTACCCCGGTTAAACCGAGGTTTTCCTGTACGACGTGTATTGCAGAGTACACGTCCGCCAGACTGGACATATTGTATTTCACGCCCGAAAGCTTTGATGCGTCATCCAGAAGCCTTTGCATCTCTTCTTTCGTGCCGCCGTATCCGAGTTTGAGGTTGTCAAGCATCGTGTAATTCTGCTTTGCGAAACCCTGATATGCCGTCTGTATGCTGTCTATAGACGTTCCCATCTTTGCGGCATTGTCCGCCATATCCTGTATAGCTGTGTTTGCCGCTTCAGCCGCCGCCGCTGTGTTACCGCCTAAAGACTGATTTAACGCCGCCGCAAAAGATGTAGCCTGCTCCATGTACGAGTTCATCGAAACGCCGTACTTGTACGCCTCGTTTGCATAAGCGTCTACAACGTCGGAACTTTCCTTGTACAGGGTCTCAATGCCGCCGATATTCTGCTGTAAATTAGCACCCTCATTGATAAAAGCCGCACCGATTTCTTTTGCGACGGACAAGGCACTTTGCGCCAAATCTGACAGCAGATTTCCTGCCGCCATGGTAAAAGCAGATATCCCTTTTTTCGCTCCGCTTCCGTCGAGCGAGGTATCGCCTTTAATCGTAAAATCTGCCGACATTTTTTAACTCCTGTTCTTCCACTCCTCAGCCCGTCGGAAAAGTGCGTCCACCTTTGCCCGTAATGCTGTATCGTGGTCTTTTTGATTCATGTATATCGGCGCACGATTGATCTTGTAATGCTTTTTCAGCCGCTCATATTGTTCCTTCGTTTTCTTCGGAAGGTCGGACGTATCCATTGTCCGATAGCCCATGATTTTTGTAATCCTGCACTCATCAGGCAAGCCTTGAAACAGTGCCATAAACCGCCACCAATGCAAATCTTCCGTGGTAAGGTCGATGTTATATGCTTGCTGAAAGCCTGCGAGGATTAAGTGCTGATCTACCTCAAAATCATATGCAATATCTGACGTGCTCTTTCCCTCGTTTTTTGCCGTCCTTCGACCGCAGGAGTAAAAGTCTAGGATGTGCTCAAAACTCGCTGAAATCGCCTGTACGCCCTCTGTAGGGTCTTGATATATGAGCCTGCATAGCTGTACGATTTTATCCCGGGGGCGTATGGTGTCATCCCGTATAAGCTGTTCAAAGAGTATCCATACCCGGAAGGATGTATTGATTGCGACCCCGTCAATGTCCTCGGGTAGCTCGTCAATCAAAACGTTCATTTATTCTTCCTTTTCGCCCGGTTCGGGTCGTACTTCATAACCATAGCCTGCAAACTCTGCCGATACTCAAAGTTCTCACGCTTCGCCGCCGTCACGCACTCGTCAAGAAGGGTAGTCAGATCACGAACCGAGGTTTCCTTTGCTCCACACTTTTTCACGGTGTCCGCTCCGAAAATGCTGTCAATGATCTCGACGAGGTACTGCGCATAGGATTTCATCTGCTGTACCGGATCGGTGATCTTGTTCAGTTCTTCCACCTTTTTCTTGTGCCGCTCCGGCAGGGTCTCAAGTCGCTCGATAACCTCGTAATCGGTAGGGTCAAAATCAATCTGTGCATTTCTTACTAACATTTCTTTTTCACTCCCTTAATTGTAAAAAAAGGGGGTCATATCGACCCCCGTGTCTTATGCCGCACTCCACGTGTATTCGTCGGGCTTGCCGTCGATATACAGCGTGCCAGTGAAAGTGCCGTTGCCGCCTGCGGCAGTGTTTGCGCCGTCATTCATCACGATATGACCCGTTCCCTTGATGCCCTTCCCCGTCAGAAGGTTGAAATATACAAAGTCGGTCTTGATCTCGTCGCCAGTACCCCAGATGATCTCGTAGGAGTCGAGATAGTCCTGCAACACGTCGCCAAAATAGCGGTCGTGCTCAAGCGAAATCTGTCCCTGATTGCCTGTCTTCGTGGTCACCGTGCCAGTCCTGACGTATGTCGCATCATTCGTGGTCGGGTTATAGGTCATCGACTGATTGATTGCGCCGACCTGAAAAACAGGATATGCTTTCTCGTTTGCCTGAGTGCTTGCGGTCTTAATCGCAAGAACCCACGTATCCGACTCAGCAAAGCCCTCGTAACTTGCGCTCGGCGTGTAGTTCGCCATTAATTCTGCTAAGGTCATGTTATTCACCTCAATATCTGTAATACCGCACCCGTAAAGCCATCTGCACACGGCATGTGTCCGCCGTGACTTGCAGAATAAACCCCGTTGTGCTCGTTTCTACGCTTGCTACCTGATATCCGATATCAGGGAAATCCCGGTTATCGTTCCGCTCGGCAACCCATGCCATAAGGTCGTCAAATATCCCGGATACCATAGCCTGCGCCGCTGTCACAGGACTATATAACTGCCGGGATGAAATGATAAATTCCTTCACGCACAAATTGCCTGCACCCCTCAGGTATCGCCTTTCGATGCCCTCTGACGGGCTGTCCTCAATCGCAAATTCAATCCCTTCTTCCGAAAGGTAGTTAATGCGAAAGGCTGTGGTATAATCCCCGGATTCGGCAATAGACGGGCAACGCATCAGCCATTTTCGCACATCATCTATGATTGCCATACGTACATTTTCACCAGTCCTTTCGCATACCGGGCGAGATATTCGCCCTTCTCAGCTTTCGCTTTATCGCCCCACTGACCGCCACGCTTGCCGTCCTTCTGCGAGGTTTTCCTGTTGTACTGCCGCCTCGCATACGGGGTATTGTAAAGCAGTTCCCCGGTATTAAGATTGCTCGCCGTGATAGCCGAGTTTTTCAACATACCCGTATCCATCGGAACGTAGGGGTCAATCGTCTTTAAGCACTCAAGGGTATATAGCCCCTGCACCTTCTTCATCTGCTGATCACAGATTTGCAGATAAGTGTCGGTAGTCTTTCCACCCTGCCATGTGAGTTTGAAATTGATTTTCATACCTACGCCCCCTCGACGAACCAGTGCGGAAGCGGCTTGTCTCTATTGTCGTGAACGTCTGTGATTGTGCATACATCCGTCCCCTTCAGTGCGGCGAATTCTGCCGCAGTCGTGATATACTTTGCGCCGCTTACGATCTTGTCCCCGGCTTTCAGCGTCCATCCGTATCCGCTCCACCTATCGGCAGGAACAAACCCTGCTTTCGGGGCAGGAATGCGAATTAAGTGCTGTCTGCTCTTCTGCATACCAACATCGGTCTCGGAAGCTTTAATCCTTGCGAACCATGAACAGCCCGTGAGGGTTCGGCAGGAAATGATATCTTCGTCTGCTGTGCGGTCGTGTACCATATTGACAATCGTTATTGTTTTCTTGCCATTCAGCATTAAATCCACCCCGATATCAAATTATAAGGATACAGTAGCCACCTTCCGAGAATATCCCGAAAGGCGGCTTTCCGCTCTGCTTTGACGTTCCCATAGCTTACACTCAAGCCGTCATTATTTGCGCTTGTGATGCCTGCAATATAGCCTGCTGTCTCTTCGTCCACAAGCCAGTCGCACACGGCGCACTCGCACATCTTAACCCGGTCGGTCATCGCATCAGGGATATCAGGTGTCATCATTTCCTGCAAAATGAAAGCGGATGCCATCGTCGCAAGCCGATTATACTCAGCCTCGGACGTGATCTTGCCGCCGCCGTATGTATTGACGTAATATTCAAAATCTGCGTACATCCGCTCTTACCTCACTTTATAAATTCTAGGCGGTCGTGTGCTTGAGCAGGGTCGCCGCTTTGGTGACTTTCATGCCGTAGACCTTTCTGCCCTGCACCGCAGATGCTCCGATGTAAGTACCAGAGCCGTTGATGTCCTGAAGGTGAACGGGAACTTGCCACTCGGATACACGAGCGCACCAATCCGGGTGTCCTGCGATAAAGTTCGTAGTAGCACTCAGAGTAGCGTCCTCGATGACGTTGAAACCTGCAATACGTCCTACGATGCCAGTCTGCTTTACCTCATCGCCGAGGTTGGAAGCAGAAATGAACTCGGGGGACTTGAGAACAAGTGCCATCGTTGCCGGGGTGACAAGCAGGAAACGGCGGTTATCGTTCGGAACTTTCGCCGTGCTCAGTGCCGTCCGGGCGTTGACGATGGTTTCGTAAATGTTGGTCTTCGTCAGAGAACCAGTGCCAAGGCTCGTAGCCTCAGTCTCAAGCAGAGTAGTCGCATCGGTGTCCATCTGAAGGGCAAGGGAATAAGTCGCAGAATCCAGTCTATCAGCAACCAGATTGTCCGGGACTGCCGCCGCATCGAACCCGTCAATGATTTCATTTACTGCCTTGTCCTTGTCGATAGCCAGATCAAGGTAGGTAGTCGTGCCGATAGTTCCGGCAACGCCCTGCGCCTTATTGTAATTGCTGACAGTCACCTCGGTATCACGTACCGGGATTTTTACATTTCCTGCCTTCGGGTCACCCTCATACCGGGTGTTAAAAACTACTCCATCTTTCTTAACTAATTCAAAACGCAGTTTAGCATCTACTAATCTGCTATATCTGTCCTGTAATGCGTGTGCCATATCTTACACCTCACTAAATTGATAATCCTGGGTTCAACGCCTTGAAACGTGCCGTTACGCCGTCCTCGTCATCGCCCCCTGCGCCATCGCCGTGCTCATCACCCGTTTTCGCTTTGCTGATCTCTCCGCCAAACGCCCACGGGTTTTCCTTCTGCAAATCGGTGATAGCCTTTCCAATGTCTTCTTTCTTATTTTCGGATTTCCGCAGAGACTCAAGATCAAGCATCCCTCGGATAGCCTTAATGGAACGCCCTTTGGCATCCCTGATTGCCGCATCAAGTGCGGCTTCAAACTCGTAGGACTTTGCCTGCTCCTTCAAATCGTTCTGAAGTTTAGCAATCTGTCCCTTCAGCTCCGTTACGTCTACCCCGTCAAACTTTTTCAGCCCTTCCTGCGCTGTGGCAAGCTGTGCCTTGAGATTATCGACTTCGCTCTGCAGAGCTCCTGCCCCCTGCTTCGCTGTGTTGATATCCTTGCCATTCTCAGCCATCAGCCAGTCAAGCTGTTCGTCAGTGATGCCGCTGATTTTTGCTTTGATTTCGTCTCTTTTCATACGGTCTCCTTCTTCACACGCCTTTTTTACGCCGCTTCTCCCCGGCTCGTGATAGGTCGAGTTTTACGCCGTCCCGGGGCAATTTTTTGTATCAAAAAAGCACCCGTCTAAACGGATGCCTTTCTGCTCTTTCTTTGCGGTTTCTTTCCGCTGTCCTTCACGCCCTTTTTGGGGCTTTTTTCGGGCTTTTTGATGATAGTCGAGTATTTCATCATCATTGTTTTAATCTCCCGGATTTGCGCCTTTCTTGCCGTTGAAAAACCGTGCCCAGAAGGGGTTCTCCTTGTCGAAAATCTCTTTCTGTCTAGGTGTCAACGCCTGCGGATAATCCCGGAACAAATTGTAGACGGTCTCCTTATCAAACGAGAATTCGAACACGCCGATCTTGTCCAGGTTATCTTTCCAGTAAATCAAATCCTTTTTCCGCTTTTTGTAGAAATCACTTGATTGTGCCACTTCTGCCCTTCTGCTGTTCGCTTTCAGCCGTGTTTATGTACCCTAGGAAATCAGGCAACGCCTCGCAGTTCTTAAAGCTGTCAACCTCGATCATAAACGCCGTAGACTCCCACGGGTTTGTTTTTGATGTGCATCCGAATCGGTTTTCGAATGTCGCCCTTGTATTCTTGCTAAAGTTCGTCCATCCGTCATACCATGATGCCTGCAACTCTAAATATTGATACCCGGTTTCCGTTTTCTGCACGATTGCGCAATGCTGACCCGCTACAAAATAATACTGTTTTCCGGGCTCAACCTGTTTCAAAAGCTGATTTGCCGCCGTTGTGGACGATGCCGCAGTATGGGATATCGTTTTAAGCCCCGGAAGCTGTGATATTTCACGCAAGTTTGCTGTCCTGCTGAAAAACGTTTGCGAGTTGCCTCCACGGAAATCTATGACATCATAGCCGCTCTTTTGCCCGCAATATGCCAAACCCAGACTTGCACACGACCCGGTAGTTTTATCGCCGCCAGAAAGAGAATGTATAATATCTTCCTCTGATCTGTTTCCCTGTAAATACGTGACGGGTCTATACTCAACGCCTGCCGTTTCTGCTTTCCCGCTTATTGCGTTAATTCCGAGTGTTGCGTTTTCCGCCTTTAATGCGTCCGTTTCAGCCTGCAAAGCCTTGGCATTCTCCGCCATTCGCTTCGCTTCCTCGTATTTAACCGAGTAGTCTTCGTATCGTCTTGCATTTCGCATTTCCCGGGAAAGGTTGCTTTGCTCGTCATACAAGCCGTACAGCGAGCTTTCAAGGTCGCTCTTCTGCGTTTGTAAAGCCTTGTATTGTGCTCTCAGCTTCCAATATTCATCCGTTGCAAAACCGTCTGCGTCAAGATAATCTTCTTTCTTCGGCTTGTTTTCTAGCTTCTTTTCAAGTTCCTCGATCTGCGCTTGGATTTCCTTGAGCCTGCTTTGGTTCGCATTGTATTTCGCTTCTAATTCGGCATACGTCGTCGAAGGCTTCGTCAAAGCGTTTAATGCTCTCTCTGCTGTTCGCAGATTATAATTTGCGTTCCATATCTCCAGTTCGTTCTTGTCAATAACCTTCTGGTTGGCAAAGTATTTTGCCATCCTGTTCGCTCTATCCGGGGATGCCCACGGGGGAACGGTTTCCTTCGGCGTTTTCTGCGGTTTCGGCGGTTTCGGAAGCGTCGGATTAACTGTCCTCGATGCCCTCAACGCCCTGCGCCGCTCCTCGCTTGAAAACCCTGTCACGGATGTTCTTGAGCTGTCCATCCTGCGCCCGGTCTCGTTGCAGAAATCCCGTAAACGGTCGAGGCTGTTATTATACTTCACAGCCGCATAATGTGGGTCAAATCCTGCTTCCTCAGCCAGTATAAAATCCTTCTTTGCCGCCCGGACTTTTCTTTCCAAAGCCCTCTGCATCTGCGACATTTCGTATTCTGTGTAAAGCTTGCCCCGGTAAAGCTGATCACGGGCGTTAAGCCGCTCAAGCTCCTTTTGATCGTATGCAGGCTCAGACAGCCCCGGAATAAAAGGGTAGAAATTGTGCCTGCAATTCCAACCGCACAGCCCGTCACCGTATCCGTACCGGGTCGCCTCTACGAAATCCCGGTACATTTTGCCCTTGTACTCGATCTGACCGCCCCTGTGGAAAACCTTCCCCTGCCACTCTGCGTGGCTCGGTCTTGCTCCCATGTGTGCGGTCGTCTCTACAAAATCAATCCCGTATTCATCCATTCTGGCGGTCTGTAACTTGCCTGCGGTCTGATTGACACCTGTCAAGACTGCCCTGCGTACTGCAACCTCAAGAGTATCACGATGCCCGGTAGGGTACTCGACAAACTTCATATCGCTCCCTAGAGTATCGCAAGCCCGTCTGACGGCTGTCTGATAGTCAAACGCCCCGGATTGCACCTGTAACTGTGCTCTGTCCATTGCCGCCTCGAACTGCCCGGTAACGGTTCTTGCCGTGGTCTGTGTGAGGTTCTTCCACGTCCCGGCTGTCTGCTCATAGCCTGCCGTCAAAAGGTTCAGCAGTATTTCGCTCTTGTTCGGGTCGCCGGGTGTAATGCCCATCGCCTCATAATACTTTTTATCGCCTGCCAGACTGTCAAACCCTGCCCGTTTCAAAACGCTCCGCAAGGTCTGCCCGTTGATGCCAGAGTATTTCGCAAGGGTTCTCGTGATGCTGTTCTGCAATAGCCGCATTTCATCCAGTTTGTGTAACTGCCAGTCAGCCGTCGCTGTCAAGCCCGTATTCGCTTTTATACGCCTTGCAACGTCCCGTAGTATGTCATCCTCGACCATCTGCCATAATGCCGCCATTTCGTCCGGGACGTGCTCTAAATAGGTCGGTGTCAGCATTTATCTATTCCTCAAATGAAATCTGTTCGCCGCTTCCCTCAGCCTCAGACACGTATTCCCTTGCTTCCTTCTCGCTCATACCGTAGAAGTCCGTAAGGTATTTCCACTTCGGCAGGAAGCCGTCAAGACAATCTTCCTTCTCTTTTGCCCGTGCGCTTTCTGCATCCGAAATGTAGGTATTATCCCAAACAACCGTAATTTCGGTCTCCGGGTCTACCTGTGCGCCCGTGAAGGTTCTCCCGGCATAAAGTAAAGCCCTTACGATAGCAATCAGCCCGTGCTCGATGCTGATCTGGTGTTTGTTTGCGTGCTGTACTAAGTCCTGCCTGCTCCCGGTGTACTCCGTTGCCGTAGTCACCGTGCCGCCGTTGAAATTATACCGATGGATACCCAGACCACATTTGAACGAAAGATAATTCAATGCGTCCTGCACGCACTTCGAATTTTCCTCAGCCCTCAAGGAAGGGTTATAATCCGTGACCTTTGCTTCTTTGTCCGGGTCTGCTGTGTCATCCTGCCAGAAAAGCTGTTGCATCACGTCATCCGGGGCGATGGTGTGCCACTGATCGTCAGTACCGTATACCCTCTGCACTAGGCGTTTACTGTAAAATACCTTCTTTGCGCCTAAATGGATGTCCTTCTGATAATTGTTGAAAGCCGTGTCTACGTGCATAAGCTGATCAAGGGCGTTTGCGTATACTGCAATACCCAGTCCTACACCATAACGGCGGTTCTTGACGATATTCGGACGGATGAGGGAGAACCACGGGATATCTGACCCCGTGTAAAATACTCTGCTCATCCCCTGCGGAAGGGCAACCTCTCTATAATTTGCCGCTTCCGTGTCCTCATTCTCGCCCACATAGTAACGGTTTGTAATACGGTACTCTGGAAATCCGTTTTCCTGCGTGAGCTGATGTACCTGTAGATAGATACAGCTTTTGCCCTGATGCACCTTCTCACTCATAAAAGCGCATTCTGTGACGTTTCCATGGTTCACCGTAATCGGGATGATATTCTCTGCCGGGAGATAATCCATGTAAATGCGTGCATCCGGGGAAGGGATAACCTCGCCATCTTCTGTGACCGCATCAACCGACATGAGAAAAGCCCCAGTGCCGCTCCGCATCATCAGCTCCGCAAGGTGGTTCGCATTGTCCCAGAAATTAAGCTCGCCCAACACGCCCCCGGTTTCGTCATCGTTGCCGCACAGCCACTTCTTACTTGCCTTGTCCTTCACGGAAATCATGGTTTTTTCATTCAGAAGCAGAGCCGCCCAATCCTCGCAGATGGTTTTCGCCATGCCCATCTGATAGATGCGCCGCTTTACCTTCAAGCCCGTGAGGCTCGTCTCGTTGTATTCGTGAAACGCCGGGACAAAGCCCTGCCACCACTCACGCCATGTATCAATATCTGCATAGTAGTCGGTGGCAATATTCCACCCGTACTGTTTATTCAGAAAAGCCAGAAATTTCGTTGCTATCATCCGATCAAGCTCCTATAGTCTCTTTCAATCGTGTATTCAAACGCATCGCAAGTATCAATATCCGTTGTCCCGTCATCCAGACGCTCATCAATACCGGGATGTTTTCCGCTCCATACACACGAGGATAAAGCATCCCTCACCGTGTTCGCCCCGGAAGCGTAGAAAAAACGCCCTGTGGACATAAGCATATCCGTAAGGCGTATTCGGTCGTTTATCTCTATTTTCTTTGCGTTGAATATCGGAACGTCAATACCTGCCTTTTGCAAAGCAATCCTAAGCTGTGCAATCAGCACTTGCTCTGCGCTATCTGCGCACACATAATCAAGCCGCTTGCATATCTCCCTTGTCTTTCTGACAAAGGATATGAAGCCGTCCTCAA